CCTCCGACAGCGACTCGGCCGCACGCTGCGCGCGCTTGACCTCGGCGTCGGCCGCCTCGAACGGTTCGAGCTGCTTGCACAGGTCGTCGATTTCATCGTTGAGCGCCTTGAACTCAGCCACGCGGCCGGTGTCGTCGCTCGACTTGAAGAACTCGACCTTGGCGAAGTCGCGAACCAACGGGTCGTCGGTCTTGGACTGCTCGAGGACGGTCTTGAGGGTGTCGCGGCGGTTTGCGAGCTTGCCGCGCAGCTCCTTTACATCACTCATGTGATTGCTCCTTGTGCGCGGTGGACTTCGGCGCGCAGGAGTTCTGCAGCCATGTCCACCTTCGTGTTCTCTGACGGCTCGCTCGTCAGGACTTCGCGGAGCCTCTTGATCTGTGTGTCGAGTTCGGTCAGCGCCTCGCGGGACGCCTCGCCGATCTCCTTGCCTTGCGATGCGCGAAGGGTCTTGACCTCTTCCGCGCGGTCGAGCACGCCGGTTATGTCGGTCACGACCGACTCGATGTGCTCGGAAAACTTCATGTCGCGGCCCTTGACGGCCAGCGTGCGGGTGCCGATGCCTGCGCCCAGCAGCACCGGGGAGACTTCGTGAACCTTCACGCGCTTGAGCACCTGCACGCTCTCGCCCTCATGGACGCCGGGTTCGGCCTCGATCACGTCGAAGCCGTAGCTGTACTCCTGCAGGTCGCCCAAACCCTTGATGACCGCGAACGTGTCGGACCCTGCCTGCGTGTCAAGGAAGAACTCTCCCTCGAACCACGCCTTCTGGTCGTCCTGGTGGATCGTCGCCTTGCCGACAGGCAGCGCGCCGTCCCATGACTTGTGGTTGTAGGCCGAGATGCGAACCTCGGCACCGTCAGCGAACGCGCCGGGCAGCGTCACGTCGCCGTCGTGATCCTTGACGTTGAAGGTCGAGAAGACTGCGGTCACAAGACCCTTGTCTGCATCGGTGATTTTCAGCCCCTTGAGGGCCTTGGTGCGTGACATAGCTGCGGCTCCTAACCGTCAGAGGGATTCAGCGACTACGGGCGCCCACGAAAGTGAGCAGTTGGGGTGCGTCAGGTCTTCGCCGTCGGCATCCTCGAATGTGAACTCTTTGCCCGCGCGCTCTTCGCACTCGGGGTCGTGCTCGTCACCGATCCGCGCGTCGAAACAGAGCAGCGCGGTGACGTTGGGTGCGTCCTTGTACGCCTGAACCGTTGAGGCGTTCTGCGCGTACTTGGTCTCGGCGCGAGCGATCAGCTCGGCGCGATACTTGGGGCCGGCGTTCACGAAGCGGCCGGCGGGCACGTCCTCGCGGATGCGACGTGCGATCTCCTTTGCGCCCTGCCCCTCTTCGCGGCCCTGCTCGATGGCACCGACGATGCGCTCGCGCGTCTCGTCCTCAATGTCCTCCATGCCGAGCTTCGTGCCGCCTCGCGCGATGATCTCTTGGGCGGCCGGGTCGGGGATCATCACCCCGAGATCCATCACGCGGTTGATCGTGTCGACGGTCTTGGTTGCGGTCTCTTCGTAGTGGGCGCGGACGGGCTTCTTGACCTCGCTTTCGAACCAGTCGTTCGTCTTCAACTGGTCGAGCACGTCATCGGCGATGCTCGGGCCTGTGGCCTTGAGCGCCTTGGGGAGGTCTGCTTCGGTGACCGTGGCCTCGAAGGCTTCGGCCGCCATGTCGCCCAGCCGGTCGAATGCCTTTTCGAGCTTGGCCGTCAGTAGGCCGGTGAGCGCATCCGCGTCGCGGTCGAGCTCGTCCATCAATGCGTCGATGGCGATCCGGTTCTTGAACTTGGCCGGAAGGTGCGGGTTGGCCTTGAGCTTCGGTGGCGCGGCGGCCGGCGCATCGACAGCACGCTCGCCCTGCGGCACTTCGATGGCCGAGTACGGGCGCAGGTAGACCTCGTCCGACTCTTCGGCGTCAAGGCCGAGGGCGCGACGCGCTTCGGCAACCGTGCGGACGCCGTCCTTGACCTCGCGGCCCATGCGCTCGGAAAGCTTGTCCTTGTCTTCTTGCAGGACGCGGATGCCGGACGTGTCGAAGGCGAAGCGCCAGAGGTACGGGTCGTCCTCGAACATCGGCAAGAGCTGGAACCTGATCTCTTCGGCGATCAGTCCTTGCGTCGGGATGATGCACTCTTCGTAGGCCGCCTCGCGCGCCTCACTGAAGTTTGCGAAGGTCGAGCGGTCGAGTCCGGCGCCAAGCCCCGCGACGATCGCAGGCACGCCCAGCACGGCGGTGACGCGCTCTTCGGGGATGCGGCGAAGATCCTTGAGGTCGAGTTCCTTCGGCGAGAATCCGAACGGCTGCACGCGCGTCTTGCCCGATGTGACCAGCGGCTCGCCGCGCTTGTCACCGGTGAAGTTGGCTTGGACGTGCTCCTTGGCGGCGGCGGCCTCTTCGTCGGTCAGCGTGTAGTCGCCGTCCGGGGATATCACGAGGCCAGGCACGCCCATGTTCTTCAAGAGCTGCGCCGTGAAGTTGGCCGCCTCGTCATCGGTGAAGACCTCGCGCAGCACCGACTTGAGCGGAGAGCGACCCTTGCGCGGGTTCTCGGGGTCGACGCCGTTGCGGAAGTGGATGACCTCGTCTGGCTCAAGCCGGATGGCGATGCCGTTGGGCTTGTACTCGTAGTGCGTGATGAATTCGGTAGCGGTTCCCTTGGGCTCCATCACGTTGGCCGGCGTCCACCAAAGCTCGCGTGGCGTGCCGCCACGGTCGCGAATGACGATCATGTAGCCGTTGCCGTCGACGAACCAGTCAGCGATCACGGCCGCCCAGTTGGTCGCGCCCGAGTAGTACGGGTTCGGACGGGCCAAGAGTCGCAGCATCGGGTGATCGGGCTGCTTCTCTTCCTCGTCGCCCTCGACCTTCCAGAGCGTCGGCACGGCGGCAGGGAAGTTGCGGCCGATCCACTCAAGCGGCGCGACCACGGTCGAGCTGTTGGTGCCGTCGCCTACCGCACTCTGGTAGTCGAAGCGGCTGCCGGGAAGCCGAAAGAGGTTCCATGCGTTGCCACGACGGAAGACCATCTGGCCGAGTGCTTTCGCCCCGCGCGCTGGCGCTGTGAGGATCTGCCGTGCTTTCAAGGTCTCTCCTTAGAGGAATCGCCAACTCGACTGCTTGCCGAGCATCAGGTCTGTGATTGCCCAGACCAGCGCGTCCAAGCGGTCAGGGGATTTCTCTTCGCCCGGAACCCATGTGCAGCATTCATCCTCAAGCTCAGGGAACGCTCCGACGTGGTGCACGCGGCCCTGTTCGTAGAGCGCGGAGACGGGCTGTGCGCGGGTCTGCTTGCCGCGCGAGGCGTTGACCGCCTTGTACGAAACTGTGGGGTCGACGGTGCGCAGAACTTCCTCGACCATCTCGCCGCCGTTGTTGACCTCGGCGACGATCCGGTCGGCATCGTGGTTCTCGTAGGCGCGGACTGCGCGGGTGCCCCAGCCCTTGGGGGCCATGTGGCAGGTCTTGTCTGCGAGCACGTAGGCGTGTCCGTCAACGCCGAGCCCGGCGACCATGATGCCGGTATCGTCTGCGGTCGGGCCAGACGTTGCGGCCGGGTCGATCGCGACCACCACCACGGTCAGGTCAGGCGCACTCTCCACGCGGAACGCATCGAAGTGCTTGCGCTTCCAGAGCGCGCCCGGTGTGTCGTCGAGTAGTTCGCCGTAAAGCTCCTGCCTGCCGAGGCGCGTGCCCTCGTACTTGGCCTTCATCCGGTCGACGAACGCCTTGGGGTTGTGCGGGTTGTCGAACAGCGAGACGCCGTTGACCAGCGCGACGCCCACGGTCTCGCGCACCTCGCGGTACGCGGCGATCGACCGCGGTGTGGTGCTGGCGATCGAGTGCGGGTGTTCGCCCATGCGAAGACCGAAGGCCGCTTGATCCCATGCGTCTTTGAGCTGGGGGTTGGCGGCCATCTCTTCCCACCAGTCGATGTGCCGGTTGCCGCCGGCACGCAGACGGTCGACGTCGCGCGGGGTGTAGGTGCCGAGCACCAGCGCCTCGGAGCCATTGGGCCAGACGAGCTTTGCGCCGCCCGGTGCCGATGCGAGGAACCTCACGTCCGGGTCGATCGACTGGATGCCCGATGGGCCGGTGATGCAGGCCTCTACCGCGTCACCGAACGTCGGCGCGATGATGCGCCCGCGGTGGCCGGGGTTGGCGCGCATGTACCCGGCGAAGTACCGCGAGCACGCTTCGGTCTTGCCAGCGCCACGCCCTGCCTCGAGCAGCCAGAGATCCCAGTCCCCGTCGGGCGGGTGCTGATGCGGCTCTAGCTTCGGGCGATCCTGCGGCTCCCACGGTGGCGGGTCGAGCAGGTCTGCGGCGAAGGCGAACGGGTCAGGCTGCCTTGCCTCCGTTGATAACGGTGAAGTTCTTGCGGACAACCTTCTGCACCTCCGGGGTCAGCGGCACGTCGAGGTCGGCGAGGATTCCGCGGACGACCTGCGCCATGAGCTGACCCTGCTCTTCGGCCATGCGGACGCGGCGCTCTTCGATGCCGACTGCGATGCACGTCTTGGCGACGTCCACGAGCCGGTCACGCTCGCTGGCAAGCATCTGAATCCAGATGTGCGGCGTCTCTTCGGGGAGTGCGCCGTTGCCGCCGCCCTTGAGCGTTCGCATGGCGCTCTCGTCTGACAATCCTTGAACCTGATCGTTGAGGAACGCCACCCAGCCGGCCGTGCGATGGAGTTCTTCGACCAGCGCCTCGTGCGGATCGATCACCCGTGAGAGGGCGAACTTCTCAACGGCATCGCGCGCCTGCTGCTTCTTGGCCGCCTTCTCGTGGTTAGGCGTGCAGCCGCCGTGCAACTTGCACGAGCCATACCCGACGTGATCGGTGCCGTGCCCTGCCGGAAGACCGCACTTCTTGCCGCTCCGGGTCTTTGCGCCGCATCGCTTGTGGCCTTCGCTTTTTGGCTTGCCGCTCATGGCCTATCGCCTCTGAAGCGCGTACCTGCGCGGTGTCGAACGGAAGGCGACGCGGTTGATGTTGAGCCCGCGGTACGGGTTCTTCACCGACGAATCGGACGGGTTCTCTTCGACCACCGGACTGACATACCGCCCAAGCGCCGCCCTTCCCCCACGTCCGAGGGCGTTGTTTCCTGAACCGAGTTTCATGTGTCAGTAGTGCGAAGTGCTGCGGCGGCTTCAAGCAGTTCTTCGGGGGATGCTTCGGCTGTGTCCGGTATCAGTTCTTGGACTTTGGCCTCGGCCCGTTTCTTGGCGGCGAGGGATTCGAGCTTTTCGGCTTCGCGGATCACGGCGTCGTCTTGTGGGACGGTGACGCCTTTGGCGAGCTTGGCGATCTGTCGGTGCAGGCCATCGATGCGCTTCCGGTCGCCAGCATCCTCGGCTGCGGCGAGGGTCTTGCCCAGCGCCTCGAAGCGTTGAAGCTGCTGCTTAGTGTTTAGGTTCTGCGCCATGTGAGGTCCTGTATGTCGAATTCGTAGTGCCAAGTCTCGCCCGGTGGGATAACGGGTGGGCCGGTGTCGAATGTTGCCGGGACCCCGTACGGATCAAGCGGGTCAGCATCCACCAGAAGGTTGTCCGTTCCGCTGGTGTTTGTGTAGCGAGCAACGGCACCGAGTCCTGCGGGGATTTGGTTGTAGACCTTGTTGGTTGCGTGTCCGGCGAATCGTTGCCATGAAAAGTCTGCTGGTGTGAGCGTCACGTCGCCAGCGGAAAGATCGGCCTCGTAGGAGGCGTCTGCCACACAGGAGAAACCGCTGAAAGACGCATAAGCACCAGAAGTCAGCACGGTGCCGCCGTCGATGAACTGGATTCCACACGAGCCGTCTGGGGCGTTCAGCGCCCCGCTGACAGGTGTCAGGTATATCTGCTGGTTCCCCCCGCCCTCGTCGCCTATGACATCAACGTTGATCGGCTCGGTGAAGGTGTTTTCGCCGTCTTGCTGCGCCCAGTTGGTTGCGTCACGCTCGGTCGCCTCGGTGTTGACCGGATCGCCTGCGGCGTGGGCGGTAGCGGCAGTCCCTACCAGCGTGATCGTTGTGCCGCTGCGGCTTGCGGCGTTGAAGGGTTTGGTGTTGGGGGACGCTCCGACGGTGAAGCTGAACGGGCCGGTGGTCGGCATCTCGGTGCCGGGATCGCTTGTCAGCAGAACCGTGCCGTCGCCGATGTCGATGTCGGCGGCGAGCGTCGTGGTCGGATCGGTGGGGCTGTTGGCGTACTTTCTGCGGGCCATCAGATCAGTCGCAACGCTTTCGACCGGTCGTGCCAGTCATGCACGACCAGCGCGACGCCTGCACCGAACGAGAACCCGCAGAGCAGCAGGCCGCAGAGGAAACCGTGGATCCGGTATCTGTCGAATAGCCAGAGGCGGCGGCTGCCGTCCTCGGTGTGTTGGAGGGTCAGGAAGTTCATGCGGCGAGCGGTGCGATAGAGGTCGCGGCGCGACAGCGTGAATGTTCCGGTGGAGAGCATTTCGCGGCTCCTTTCAGCGGCCCAAGAGCCGCAGTTCACACCGGCTGATGAGCTCGGCGCGACCGATCGAGTCGGTCGGGAAGTTGAGCGGGTTGAGGCCGACCTGCCGGGCGCCAGCACCCGTGTAGTCGATGCCGCGTCCGCTGATCGCTGGCCCCTTGTCGATCACGCGCAGGATGCCCTTGGTGCCTGCGGCCGTGACGCGCACTAGTCGCCTCGCCCATCGAAGGGCGCGCGGCGAGTTCCATCCGGTAGTTGCGGCGTACGGGTTGATCGCAAGGCCAGGGTCAGCGGTTGAGTAGCCGTAGGCCGTGCCACCTGCGCCCTCGGCCGGCGGGCCGAAGACCGAGATCCCGGCGACGACCACGTCGTCGGGTCGCTTGCACTCGCGTACGCGCTTGTAGACGAGTGCCTTGAGCTTGCGGTACGGCGCGATGCAGACGGGGCGGCGCTTGATCTTGTTGCGGTCGATCTTGCGCTTCGTGACCGTGCGGTTCACTCGCAGCAGGTTGTTCCACTTGGCCGCGGGAACGGTGCGGCAGCCCTGCTCTACAGGGCGAAGAGGTTCAGCAGTCGCGCCAATCGCCGTGCCGGTGAGCACGTGCGCGCCGACGTAAATACCGATGAGGGCGAGGGCAAGGGCGCAGAAGAGCGCCAGTTCTTTGCGTGTGAGGTTGACACGTCGGATGCTTCCTCCAATGCAGGATTTCCACCCGTCCGAGATTGACGGTCGGCGGGTGCTCGACCCTCTACCGCGTCAGGCGGAAAGAGGGGGAGGGCATCCGTGCCCGAACGCTGGGGAGCGCGCTCGTCCTGAAGTCTTCGCGGCGCGACCCGCGCGATGATGTGTCGCGCGGGTACCGGCCGTCAGGTGCGACGGGAGTGGCCTGAACCGCTCGCCGTTGCTTCTCGGTGTTTACACCGAAGGGAAGATTCGCGGCCCACGGAAGTCCTAAGTCTCGTGACGATCGCCAACCCCCGGTTGAAGCGATCTGGCCGCTGGTCCGCTCGGTTCACCATCCGGGCGGAGTCTTTTGAAGAGGATGCCCGATTTACGGCAGACGGGTATACAGCACGCACTTTCGCTACGCCGAATATCTGGGCGATGCGCGACACCGGGCGGACTTCGATAATCCGTGATGCGGCGGACGGAAAACTAGGCTGCATCGCCATCAGCTTCGATCAGCGCACGCAGCTCGGCGGCGGCGCGGTCTAGGTCTCCCAATGTGCGGCGAATGCGGGTGTCATGCTCGCCCTCTCCCAACGCTTCGACGGTCTGCTGCAATCGCTCGGCGTGTTTGCGCTGCTGCTCACGGCGTGCGGCCAGATCGTCAGCGATCATCGCGTCGACTTCGGCGCTCGGCATGACCGGCGCCTCACGGTCGAGGGCTTCGTCGGCGTTCTTCGTGTATCCGTGCGCTCGAGCGAGGAAGTTGTTGCCGCCTGCCGCCGGCACTGGACGGTGCGGCCCGACACGCTCCCAGCGGATCAGCCACTTGTCGCCCTCCTGGGGCTCGGCGTGGGTGACGATGATCTTGATGCCCTTGCCATCCACCGGTGGCAGCGGGTCGCCGCGCTCCCAGCCCTTCGGGTACTCGCGATACCGGAGAGTCGCCGTGGCGCCGACCGGATGCGGCGGACCGGACCTGCGGGCGCTGAACGTCTCGCGGTCGTGAATCTCGCCGTCCGGCTTTACGACGATCACGTTGCCGTTGACGAACCCGGTTTTGCTGACCGCGGGCTTCACGGTCTTGAGCTTGGCCATCCGCACGATCACCCACGGCTCGCCCTTGGCAACCGCGTCGTAGATTTCGCGGCGGACGATCATGCGGCCTTCCGCCACTGCTCGGCCCCGGCATGAACGGCTTTGTACTCGTCGTGGTCGGCCGATGCGCTCGCGCCCTTCGGCTCAAATACGCGCCGCTCGACCAGCCCTTCGGCCAGCAGCGACTTCAACCGATCGCGGACGTACGACTCGGCCATGCCGACCCCCAGCGCGATCTCATCGACGCGATACCAACCCCCGTTGTTGGCGAGGTAGGCAATGATGGTTGCGGCTTTGTCTGGCGCGCTCATCTGATCACCTTCCCGCACCGAAAACAAGTCGTCTTGCGGAGGCAGTACCGATCGAAGCGCGAGTCCTTGATCGCGTTGGCGCAGTTGCATCGCTCGGTGCTCGGCTTGCCGCGCATCGGTGACCGGCGGCGATCGATGTGAAGGTGTCGCGTCCAGTTGAAGGCTCGCTTGGTGCCGATGCCGAGGATCGCTGCGATCTCTCGCGTCGAGTGGAACGGGCGAAGCTCGATCGCCATCTTCTTCTTCTCGTCGAGGGGCAGCGCGTGGAGGGCGATCTCGCTCATGCCGCCGCCTTCTTTCCGTGGTAGCGCTCCCGCTGATGGGCGTTCCACCGCCTGCGGCCGTGCGGCGTCTTGCGCCATGTGTCGAACGTGTTGTTGCCCTGGGCGCGCTGGTTGGCCTGGCGGACGCGAGCGCGTTCTTTGCTGACCTCGTAGCCCTCTGGGTTCAGGTAGTCGTAGACCGTCGGCACGGCGACGACCAGCACCTCGGCGATCTCTGCTGGCTTCATGCCGGCGGCTCGCATGGCACGAGCTCGTCTGGCTCGCAGTTCGCGCCGTTCGCTCCGTGAGAGCGGCTTGGATTCGGCCGGCGCATCGGTCGATGCCTGTAGCCGGTTGAGCCGTGCGCGGTAGTGAACGCGCGCCATGAGGTCGCCGCCGCCGAGATCATCGCGCGGCGGCTTGCCGCAGTTGTAACAGCGGACGGTGTTGTCGAGACGATCGCGGAAGAGCTGCGGCCCGTCGCACTTGCAGAGATCGGCCTTCATACGTGCAGCCCCATCTGCTCGGATTCCTGTTCGGGCAATCCTTCGGTCAGAGCAGCGAGCCAGTCGTTGAACGCGGTCGCCCGGTCTTCGACGTCCGTGGCATGGTTGTAGGCGCGAGCCGCTGTTGCGAGATCGCGAGCCTGGTTGTCTGTGACCAGCACCTCGCCAACGTGTCGCTCGTCGGTGCATCGCTGCTGGCGGGTCGTGCGGGAGTATTCGCGATCGCCGAGCTTGCGACGGCCGCAGGTTTTGCAGATGGCGATCACGCAACCGCCTCCGTCGAATGGTTCATCAACGGCGCGTCGTCACGGATGCGGTTGCGTGCGAGCTCGGCGTACTCGGGACTCAGCTCACAGCCGATGAACGAACGGTTGTGTCGAAGGGCGACCATGCCCGTCGTTCCTGATCCTGCAAAGGGGTCAAGCACCGTGTCGCCTTCGGCCGATCCCGCCAGCACACACGGCTCAATCAGGTCGGGTGGGAACGTGGCGAAGTGTGCGCCGCTGAATGGCTTGGTGCTGACAGTCCAGACGGAGCGCTTGTTGCGCTTCTCGAGCGCGCCGATTTCTGCGAGCCCGGCCTTGGTTCGGTGCCGCTCGTCGCCGGCCGTGTACGCGTCGGCGTACTTGCTGCGGTCCATGTTGCCGGGGCCATCAGGAAAGTTGGCCGGTTCCTTGATCGCCTCCGCGTCATAGAAGTACCGGCGCGACTTGGAGAGCAGAAAGATGTACTCGTGCGCCTTGGTGCAGCGGTCCTCGACGGACTCGGGCATGGGGTTTGGCTTGTGCCAGATGATGTCTTGACGCACGTACCAGCCGGTTTCCGTCGGGATCACCTTCGCCTCGCGGCGACCTGCAAGCGCGCAATCGATGCAGATGCGGTGCCCGTTTCGGATGGGCCAGAGGTCGGCGCGCATCTCTGTTTCGCATCCGCAGCACGTGGCAAATCCAGCGCGCAGGGCGAATGCGACCAACCAGGGGATCCCGATCAAGTCTTTCGGCTTCGACCCCGCGACCGGCGGACGCGGCCGAAGCGATGCTGCCTGGGCCTTCTGAACGGCTGCGGGATTTGAGAGCCGCGACTTGTCCCAGCCTTCGTCGCTGCCCTTCTGCCGAGCGTTGTACGAGTCGCCAAGGTTCAGCCAGACCGTTCCATCGTCGCGCAGCACACGGCGCACCTCGCGGAACACATCGACGACCGCTGCCACAAACTCGTCGGGAGTGGGCTCGATGCCGATCTGCTGATCTATGCGAGTGGCCCCGCACTTGATGCAGGCCGAGCGCTCTCCACGCGTGACACGGCCGGCGAATGACGCCTTGGCGTCGTGATCCGGCTTGACGATGGTGTGACCACATTCGGCGTCGCCACCATCCCATTCGGCCGTGCCGTAGTCGCGCAGCCCGAAGTACGGCGGGCTCGTCACGCACGTCTGCACCGACTGGTCGGCGAGCGTCTTCATCTGCTCGATGCAGTCGCCGGTGAGGATGCGCCAGGTCATGCCGCCACCAGATGCGACCAGGCGCGTCCTACACGAATGCGCGCAACATGTCCGGCGGAAAGTCCATATCGATCGGCGAGAGTCTCCGTCGGCTCGTCTGACTTGATGATCTCCCGCGCCTGCGCCTCGCTGATCTTCGCAATCGGATGGGCCTCGCCAGTCCGGGGCCAGTTCTCTTGCGCGGCGCGCATGATCTCTCCGATCTCAAGGCGGCGCTCCGCATGGTCTGGCGAGTGCGAGAAACAGAACTTCAACCCCGTGACCGGATCGCGTCGGCAGCCGTTGACCGAGCACTTGCGCGGAGGCCGAAGCGCGACGTTCATGCGGCCGAACTCGTTACGAATGGCCGCCCGTGCCGTGGCCGGGTTCGCGTAGCCCATCGCCTCCCAAACGGCTTCCGCGATCTCGGGAATGTTGTGGCCCTGCGCGTAGGCTTCGACCACCTGAACGCGGCGAAGGTCTGTCCACTTGGATCGCTTGCCGTCCGATCGTCCCGGCTTGCGCACGACTGCCGAGAGTTCTACCTTGATCAACTCGCCGTCGCAATGGCGGCACCGCCGGTCGCCGGTGTAGACCGTGAGAGATCCGCAGGACTGGCAGGATGCTCGCTCGATCACGCCCCCGCCCCCTCAATCGGCACGTAGTACCAGAACGTCGACCCCTCGATCGAGAACCGGAACTCGTGGGTGAACTCACCGAACCCAGCGGGGTAGCTCGGCAGGCCAGCAACCTTCCGAGCGTCCAACGCCTCGACCAACTCGATCCCGTCCTTGTTGTGGACGTCGCAGCCCGGCACCAGGTTGGCCGACATGTCGAGGATCTGTTGGAGGGTGATCGTCTCGTGGGCGACAATGTCGTCGCGCCGGAACAGTTGCGCGAGTGTGGCCGCCGCGCCGTTGCGCGTCGTCGGAACCCAGAACTCCGAACCATGTTCACGGCAAGCGCCGTGCGGGTAGGTGTCGCGGATCAGTTCTTGACTGATGATGTGGCAGCGCTGCGGCTTGTCCCCGCAGTCACCCTCCATGAACCCGAGCAGTAGGCACCTTGCTGATCCGGTGAGTTCGGACTGCACCGATGCGTCGGCGCTCATCCTGGTCTGCTCGCGCTTCTTTTGGGCGAGGGGTTTGCGGACGGTGCCGAACGGTGCCTTCTGCTTTGGTTGGCGCTGGCCGGGTGCGCCTCTGCTGGATGCGACGCTCATTCACACCACCCCGGCCCAAATCGTTCAGATCGACAGGCGTTCGACTGGGCTTCGCGGAATCGAGCGACCGCAGATGATTCCTTTCGGTGGTAGCGACGGGCGAGTACGCGGAGCGCGTGCGCGGCCACCATGCCGCTCCGGCCGAGCGCATTGATGCCCGACGCGATTCGCTCCACGGCTTCGGGGTTCACGCGAGTCATACGCGCGCCATACCCGCGCCCACTTTCAGGCGCTTTTCGTCGCTTCTTGATGCGGCCGGATTCGGTGCTGAATCGCAGGCGGGAAGCGGGTTTACTGATGGGCGACGAGCGTGGGCCGGATGCGCTGAAAGGCGCTCATAATCCCTAGGTCGCAGGTTCGAGTCCTGCCCGGCCCATCCCATTCCCAAGCGGTATTCGGCATGTTCCCCAGTCGCACGCACCACTGGGAATCCTACCAATGTCATACCACGGACAAAGCCTCGGCAATCGCTTTTGCGGGGTCGAAGTCCACGCCGCGCTCCAAGTCTGCGAAGACGTGCGCGTAGGTGTCGAGCGTCATGGTCGGCGCGTGACCCAGCTGGGCCGCGACGTAGGTGACGGGCTCGCCGGCATGGATCAAGAGGCTTGCGAACGAATGGCGCAGCGTGTACGGGGTCGCTGTGATCCCGGCATCCCTCGCCGCGGGCGCGAAGATTCTGCGCGTCCAGTTCTGATAGTCGGTGTCGCGCCACGGCTCCCCGTCGAAGCGCGGGAACAGCAGCCCGCGCCGCCCCGTCGCCAGCATCCACTCGCGCAGCTCCGATCCGAGCGGGGCCAGTAGGTCGACAGATCGCACCTGCCGCGTCTTGGTTGCCTTGATGCGGCCGTTGGATACCGCCTGCTCGATCAGCAGGGTTTTCTTCTTGACGTGCTGGTCGGTCAGCGCCAAGGCTTCGCCCGGTCGGAGTCCGGCATAGGCGAGTAGGCGCGTCAAGACTTGATCCTCCGGGCGATCCATCTGGCGAACGATCGCTTCGACCTGCGCCGGGGCCAGTGGCCTCACTGACGGTTTCGGATCGGCGGTCGGCATCGGGATCGACGCTGCCTGATTGCCCCGGACGTATCCCCATTCGATTCCTCGGGCCAGAATCGACCGTAAGAGTGACAGCGCCCTGCGGCGCCCATCCGCGCTCACGCCTTGACGCTTCAACGTCGCCAGCCAATCCTCGATTACCGGAGCCGTCACCCGCACGACCGGCGTTGTCCCCAGATACGGATTGATGTGCAGGTTCCACGTTCGCACGTAGCGGTTGCAGGTCGCAGGCTCGCGGTTCTCCCAGCGGCGGGTCTTGCACTCGTCGGCCAGCACTCCGAGCGGTTTCTTGCCAGCGTCGATCTGCGCAAGCTCCCCCATCTGCCGAGCATGAGAGACGTGCGCCGCCCATGCGCTCGCCATCGGCTTCTTGTCGAAGCTGCGTTGGCGCAGGTTGCCCGACTCGTCGCGCCACCTAACTCGCCACCTTCCCGAGGGCAAACGTTTGGGCTGCGGGGTCACGCGGCAAATCTACCTTCTTGCGGCGGTCTGTCAAGTGAGACACCTTGCGCGACTCGATCCATGCCAGGGCGTCGTCCGGGTCGATGCGCCATCCGTTGCCGATCTTCGCCGCCGGCAACTTGCCCTCCCCGATCTCATGGCGCACGGTTTCCTCGCGGATCTTGAGCTTGGCCGCGAGATCTTTGACCGTCATGTAGTCGGGGACGCTCACCCCTCGGCCCTCCCTTTGGATGGGTCAAACAGTTCGGTTTTCTTTGTGTCGATGCGTCCTTTGCGGCGGCAGATTTTGCGCTTCATTCGGGCGGTGGCTGACTTGCGGGTCAGGCCGTATGCGAACAGCCCCTCAAACCCGAACCGCGCATACGCCTCCCAGCCGATGATGATTCGCTTGGTTTCGATGCGATACATCACTCACTCCCTTCGGAGAGGTAGTTACGGGCGGCGGCGGCATCACGCTCCAAGTCGGCAAGCACCATCGCATCCACACCGTCGCGTTCCCACACCGGATCGACCGCCGCACGTTCAAGGCAGGCGCTCGCCGATGCTTCCAGTTCCCTTAGTAGTTGGTTGGCTTGATCGGGGTTTGGTTTATCGACTTCGGCTACGCCTACGTCCGGCGTCCCTGTCGCGTTCCCTTCGTCGGGGTTTGCTCGCGTGGCGGTTCGGATTGTGACTTCGACCGGCTCCATGAAGTTGAACACTGACCCGCCCGGGCCAGCCGCGCCCAAGTCCCACTCGCCGAGTCCCGCGAGATTTGGGTCGCCTTGGATTCCGCCTAGTACGAGCTGACTCCCGTGCTGGTCGCTCTCGTGATCCATGCGCTCCGCGAGAAACGTCACCGCCACGCGAGAGTCGTCGGCAGGGGTCACCACTTCGGACGCGCGACCATAATCCTTTCCGTTTGCTGCCCCACCCTCTGGGAGGGGTTCGGGGGAGGGTGTGTCGATGGGTTCACGGTTCTCTGGGTGTCCGGTGTCCAGCGGGAGACTGCGAATCGTGATCTCGACTTGGCCCATTTCCTCCGCGAAGCGCAGGGTGTCCAGTCGGCGTTCGTCGGCCTCGATCACTGCCTCGGCGTAGTGGCGGTTCGATCCGTCTCCGTAGCGGCGAAGGACTGCATTCACGATCCCGCCGTTGAAGCGCACGACCGGATTCAACGGATCAACGTCTTTCAAGTCTGGGCGAGTGGCTTCGCCGCCTGTCACCTTGTCATTCGGGATCGCGTCAGTCATTGGGGGTTCCTTTCTTGGTGGCGGCGAACTGGCGCTCGACTCGCTTTCCGCACTTAGGACAGGTCGGGAAGTCGGGCCGTCCGTTGAAGTAGTCGTGGATCGTGTTTGCCCAGCGGACTTCTTCGGGGGTGATCTCCACACAGCACTTTTCGCAGACGTAGTTCCTCATGCGTCCTTCCCTTCTGTGGCCGCGTCTTCGTCGAAGTACCGCTTCGACCAGTCTGGTTCGGTGAAGCCACGCTCCAACGATCCGACCAATTCCTTGAAGTTCTTGCGCCCGATCTGTTTCGCCAGCGAACGGAGCGTCAGCCGCCCTTTGTGGCAAAACTCAACTTGGCCATGCTCCATCAGCCGAGCGAAGCGGTAAACGTCCGTGACGCCGACAATCTTGATCGTCAGCACCGGCTCGCCGAACTCGTTTTGTGTGACGCGCTTTTCGATCACGACGCCTTCCCTTCTGTGGGTGGATTTGATGTGGTGGCGGCAAGCGGCGTCCATCCGGACGGCTGCTCGTCGTAAGTGCCGAGGCCATACGGAGTCACCGGCCAGCGGCGAACGATCTCTTCCTTACCTGCATCCGTCGCGCTGATGATCTGCTTGTCGTGGTGAATCGTTGCCCAACCCAATCGCTCAAGCTCGCGAGCGGCCAGCCGGTCATCTTGGCTTCGAATGTGCGTCCAGCCGTACTTGTGCTGCGCAATGGCCCAAAGCAACTCGGCCATTGCCTCGGTGAACTCGATGACTTCTTCAAGGCCGCTCACGACCCGCCCCCTTCTGATTGCTCGGACGCAAGCGGGTTCGGGACGTTGCCCAGCCCGTAGCAAGTCGTGCAGGCGTTCTTCCATGTGCGGCCCAGGCCTATTGCATCTGGGTATCCGTCGCCGGCGCAATCGGGGCATGTGATGGTGGCGGCGACGGCTGTGCCGAACACGTCCTCGGCATCGGAAAGGAACCGGGCGCAAGCCTTGGAACCGTTTTCGTGCGCAGCGATGATGCGGCGAATCCAGATCGGCTCCGTTCCAAACTCGTCAGCAAGATCGGCGGCGGTCGGTGCGTCTTCGCCCTTGAAGTATCGCTCGGCAATTTGGGCCGTTAGACGGCGTGTCGGCTCCGAGTACCCGCGAGGATGGATCGGGTTTTCTTCGTCGCCGGTGTTGGACAGACGATCTCCACCCTCCGCCGCTTCTGACCCCTCCGATACTTGGGGGTTGTTGGAGAGGGCGGCGGCGAGGTGGCGGAGTGCGTCTTCGTGCCGTTCGTGGGCCTTGCTCTGAATAGCCGTGCCCTCGTGATCGGCGCGAGCCTGTCGGAGTGCGTCGCGTGTCAGCACCACGGCCTCCGCCGCCCCCCGTAGCTCTGACTGCTGGGATTGGGTGTGGTTGATCCAGTGGCGGGCTTGTTCGTCAAGTACGCCGACAAGATCAACGGCTTCGTCTTCGTTCTCCGCATGAGCGACAACCTTGCGCGGTCGGAGCGTGACCTGCCACTCCGGGTCGTTTGGCAGCAGGATTGCGTAGTAGAACTCGCCTTCGACCAAACCGACGGGCTTGATCTTCGCCGCCTTGTCACCCTCGATGCGTTCGTTCTTCTCACTCATGGTCAGGCTCCCAAATCGGAATTGGCGAGACCAGAACCTTGACCACGGCATAGCGGCGAAGTCCTCGCTTGGACTTCTCGACGTAGTGGTGCGGCCCGTCTTTGTCGCCGCCAACGGCAAGCCAGCGGTTGTGTGCGCCTCTTGCGGTGAAGTGACGGCCGACGATCTCGGTTGTGTTCACGACTTGCCTCCAATCCAGAACACGGGCTTACGGTGGAGCAAACAGATCGCCCCGTCGCCAAACAGGAGCCACGCCATAAGACATTCGATGCAATGGGTTGGCTTGTACTCACTCACTCCCATCACCTGCTTCTGGGGTGGCGGCGAGCTTTTCGACCTCACGGGAAAGCCGTCCGATCTCGTTGTGCATCGCCCTCATGACTTGCCACGCGGCGTACTTCCATGAGTCGTCGTCAGACTGGTTCGTCCAGCCGAGTGTGTCGATTGCGTTCTGCAACTGGTTACTCATCATCCCCGTCCTCTCTGGTGGTGGGGTTGGCGGCGAGGGCTTTGGCGTAGGCGGCTTCCATCGCCAGTTCTTCTTGTGTCGGTTCTGCTCCGTCGATCTTCCTCGCGACGGCGCGAAGGGCGATTGCAGCGAAGTCGGTGCTGACCAAGCCAAGGCCGTCGGGGTGCTTGAGTCCGTCTGCGACCGTCCGCAAACGATTCGCCGCATCCCGCCCCCGTTCTTCTGCTTGGGATTGGATGCGGGCTGCCTGTGTGTCGATGAAGGCGATTGCAGCTTTCGCCGCGTCCTCTGCGGCCTCTGGCGGCGCACCGCACATGAAAACGAACTCGCCGTTGCTGAAAACCGAGCCGTTCTCGATGGTCAGGTTCAACCCCGTCTGTGTGTTGGGGGTCATTGGTTCTCTCCGTTCTTGGGATTGGCGGCGAAGATGTCGGCCAAATCTTCGGCCAAATCTTCGATGTCCGTGTAATGCACGTCGCTCAATCTGGGCCTTCGCAAGCACCATCCGTCGCCTGTTCGCAAAATCGTCGCCTTCACACCATCGTTCCCTGCGGGTTGGGTCACGTACTGCTCGGTGCAGTTGTCGATGAGGGTTTTTAGCTCGGCGGCGAAGTCCCCCGCGATGTTCCCGCAGCGATCTAGGGCGCGGTCGTACTCGCTCCACGGTCGCGGCTTGGGTGCGCGTCGCCAATCCGCCGCTAACCGCTCCAACCGTTCACGAAACATGTCCAGCTCAAAGATCGTTCCGGTTGGCTTCGGGCCTTCTGGGGTGGGGTTGGTGGCGGCGGGGGGATTCAGCTTTCGTGTGAGGGTCAAAATCTGTTCCACGTTCAATCGCCGCGTCGTTCGAGAAACGTTGTCGGGAGCCTCGCGCACGTACTCATTGGCCAACGCTTCGGCCAACATGCACAAATGCAAAACGTCCAATTTCTCCGCCGCCACATCACCCCTTTCCCCTTCGGAGGAGGCTTCTAGGGCTTGGGTGAGCGTCGGGGCATTTGCGAACTCGGACACCGCGTAGGCGTCGTCATCGCACTCCGGATACAGCAGTACACCGCCGTCCAGATATTCAACCTTGAACCCCGCGCCGTCCGTTCTGTGTGGCTCGGCGGGAGTCTCGGCCACCCGCGCCGCCAACTCATCAATCCTCCGCCGCTCATCTGCTCTTGCTTGTTGCTTGACCTGATCGAGCGCGTGAACGATCCATCGAGCGTTTGCGAGGCCGCAGTTGACGTAGCCACGGGGAGCAAGCGTGATCGTGCCCACACGGTCGTCCAGGGCTTCGTCGCCACTTCCGAAGCGCCACGTTGTACCGCCGATGTGGTGGGCGGCGAAGTGGTCGCCTTCAACGTCCAGTTCTCGGCTTTCGGGGGTGTTGGCTTTCACAAAGTCATTCGATGGGGTGGTCATCGCTCAGTCCTCGCGGTCGTCGTAGTCAGGCTCGATGTACTGGAAGTCACAGCTCTCGTCCTCGCACTTGCCGGCGTCGTCTATGTAGTCGCCGCACTTGGGGCAGACTTCGGGATCGGGTGGGCCTTGGGTTTTCCATGCGTCGTAGGAGGCGGGCATACGGATGGGGTCGCTCATTGGTTGCTTCCTTTAGTTGGGCGGCGAGGGATTCCAGCCTTTGGTATGTGTAGTGGTAGGTCGCGTACTCAGCGCCCTTGGCGTTCAAGTCAAGCTCGCGTTCCTTCGCCGCCGCCGCTTCAACCATCTCCACAACTTCTTCAAGCGTCTGCTCTCGGATGGATTGGATGGTGGCGGCGAGGTTGTTCAGGTCGCGGGAAACGCCAGCGAGGTCAATCGCCTGCGGTTGCTTCGCCGCTACATCCACAACTGCTGAAAGCCTTTTCAGTTCGTCGGCAATCCGGTCGCCGCTCAATGCCTTCTCACTCATGCCTCAGGGGTTCCTTTCTGGGTGGTGACGCAGTCGGGCGAACAGTGAAAAGTCCAATGTCCGCGTGGGCATATCCCCGTCAGCGACAGGAAGTTTTCAAGCGTCAACTTTCCCGCGAAAACATCGGACGCCTCTTGAAGTTGGGCGCGAAGTGTGCGACCGTCGAAGTCACTCCAATCGCCACGCCACGCGGAGCCGAGCAAGCACAAAGCCTCTTGCCCCGCCGCCACAACTTCCACATCCAAGTCCTTCACCACTTCCACACCATCTGACATTTCCTTACCTCCTGGGGTGGTCATGCCGCAGTCCTCGATTCCTCGGCCGGCTGGATTCGGTCACGAAGCTCGGCCAGGGCTTCGTCACGGTTGGTGGGGTCGACGGGTTCGGCGAGCTCAAGTTCCTCGCGCGCGACTACAGCTGTAGAAGTTGCAGTGATGGGTAAAGAATCTTTTGGTTGTGGAGATTCGTAAGACGAAGACGAAGTAGAAGACGAAGGGCTTGGATTCTGCTGGCCGTTTGCTTCAAGCGAATCCGAAGCACTGCTACCCCCTCTGCTTGCAGCCGATGCCTGTCCGCCCTTGCGTCCGGCTTCGGCTTTTGCCGCTCTGTAAGCGATTTGTTTGGCCCGCTCTTCCTCCATGCGGGGATTGACGTACTTGTCTGGAAGTGCAAAAAATTTCGGCAAAAGCTCTGGCCAAATGCGTGAGAATTTGTGGGGGCTTATTCCCAAAATCCTTCGAATCTTTTTCTCATCAAGCGGAATTCCGATGTTGATCCAGGCATAGCCGAGCAGCGTGATGTAAGCGCCGCGTTCTTCGAGGGTCATGTCTGCCGTGTCATTCAAGAAGTCTCCGAAGTAGAACTGGACTGCGGGTGCCTCGTACACGCTCACGCCCCCCGCTCGAACGGCCATGTCGCGCCCTTGGATGAGTTGCACGACTTGCAGGCTGGCCGCAAGTTCGCTGGCCAGAGCGACCCGCCGGCGGCGATCGGCTTCACGTGGTCAATCGCCTCGTACGGCTTCTTGCGGCAGATCCAGCAGAGTCCGCCGTAGAACGCCACCCGCCACGCGATCTGCTCCGGCGTGGCGAATCCCGACGCCGCCTCAATGCGGCTCTTGCGGTTGAGTTGCCAACAGCCGAATCCGATCTTGACGAACCGCATGCTCACCACGAAGTGCCGTTTGTTTTCGCGAATCAATCGCGTGCGCACAAGCCGACGGGTGAGCTCGTCCAGGTCGTCGCCGCGCGTCCAGTCGCGAACCACCGTGTGCGGTACGCGGCTCTCGCGCCTTTGCGAGCACCACGCGACCATACGGAGATAGAGATTCGCCGCGTCTTCACCAACGTCCAGAACCTCTGGGCGTTCAAAGAACTGATCGTCCACCTTGAACCAGCCCACGCCTACGCCCCCATGCCCCGCGACTCGTACGACGTCTGTGCTCGGAGTAGCGATTGTCCGATGGTCGCGCGAGCGATCAGCGACTTCTGTGCGAGTGCCAGACCCTCGTAGGCGGCCTCCGCTTGGACGAACTCGCGGTAGAGGTCGGTGTTCTCGATCTGCAGGAGCGCCTGCGCGTTGCGGGCGTCTGAGTTCTTGCCGTCGGCTTCGAGTAGTGCCTGCGCCCGCGCTACGTCGCGCTCGCGCTTGAGGCCGAAGTAGGCGGTGGCTGCTCCCGAAAGCTCGCGTTCGTTTTCTTCGAGCTGCGATTCGACTTCGGCCAGACGTTCCATGACCTGCTGCGGAGAGAGAAGGGTCACGCGCGCACCGGCTTTTCGTGCCTGACGTCGAGGGTCACTTCACCGGCCAGGACTTCGCCGGGGTCGAGCCGGTCGCCGCTCCGGCGCTCACGCACGACCACGCTGCCGTCGATCGCCGCGTAGTTCTCGATGAAGCAGCCGAAGCACCAGAGCTCGGGGTCGCCGTCGTTGCCGGGTAGCCAGTCGATCACGGCGTCGCGGTTGCAGTTGTTGCAGGTGGCGCTCGTCATGTGCGCACCGCCAACGACTGGACCTGCTCGATCTTCACGCCGGGGATTTCGAGCTGCGACGGATCGCTGTGCTGACGGATCACCTTGGCGATCGCCTTCTCGTCAACGATCAGGTACTCGCGGGGCACTTGCATCGGATCGGTGATCGTGTGCTTCCACGTCTTGCGCACCGATGCGCTTGCGCCGTTGTCGGCCTTGATGGTCGACGCCTGCTTGAGCGGTTCGACGGCCGGCGCGACGGTCTTGACTTCGGCGGCGACCGCGAGGTTGCGTTCTGCGACCTTGGCCGCGGCCTCGTTGCCGGACGCCTCGGCCTCTGCCAATTGCTGCGCGGCTTCGGCTGCGATCTTGCGCTGACGCTCGTCTTCGAGTTCCTGCTGACGCTGACGCTCGGCTTCGATGCGAGCGTTCTCTGCGTCGATCTCGGCCTGCACCTTGGCGCGGTAGTCGAGGATCTTCGGCTCGAGCACGGCGCGCGCGTCGGTCAGCGGCTGGATGATCGCCTTGAAGTAGGCGTCGATCTCCTTGCCCCACTTGATGATCGGGGCTTTGAGTTCCTTGCGCCGCGCCTCGGCCTCTTTTGCGAACCGCGTCAGGTCGCCGATGCACTCGGCGGCTTCGGTCGCGTCGGCTTCGGTGGCGATCTCCATCGTGTGTGCGGCTTCGATGTACGGGTTGATGGTCACCGCGCGTTCGGCGCGTTCGTGCTCGAGCTTCTGCGGCTCGACGATCTCGACCTGGGCCGGCGGCGGCGGAGCTGCCGCGGCCGTGGCGCTTGCCGCGCCTGCTTTCTGGAATTCGTCGGTCATGCTGCAACCTCCACGGGTGTCGGCGCAGAGATCGCGAAGTTGCGGTACTGGCCATTGAGGGAAACGGTCAGGTCGAAGGGCTTGCCGACAAGTGCGGCCAGCGATCCTCCTACGGGCGGCTCGATGCCGCCGCAGATGTGCTCGACGAACTGCTTGTAGTCGGGTCGCCCCGGTTCGAGCCAGAGCTTTTCGCCTGCGTCCTGTTTGTTGGGGTTGGTGTTGGCGACGCCAGCGATCAGGACGATCTTGTCCTTGCCCTTGGCGTTCACCCATGAGGCGTCGCGGACGGTGGCCGAGAATGGAGCGCCTTCGGGCAGGACGCCCATCTGTAGGTTGTCCTCGGGTCGCGAACCACCACCGAGGCTGTCGCCGTCGTGAGGGATCTCTTCGGCAGCGGTCGCCTCGAAGCCGGCCAGCTTCACAACGAACCCGAGCGGGCCGCGAAGGGCTCGCGAGATCGCGCGGGTCTGGGCCATGCCGAGCAGCGCGTAGTCGGGGCGAGAGTTCCACGTCGACTCGTCGCGCGAGCAGATCGCATCGGCGCGACCGATCACGCGGCCGTCCATCGTCCTGGCCTCGGCTGTTGCCATCCAGCCGTTGCCGATATTCTCGGTGTGCGTTACCACGCCCGACACGCCGACCATTGAGCCGAGCGTCTGCCACCCCTCGACGTTGACGTATTCCTTGCGCTGGATGTTGGCGATCATGCCGCCGCCCCGTAACACGTCGGTCAGAGCTGACGCGACTTCCTTCGCCTTCTCAAGTGACTCGACTGGATCGGTGGCGAACAAGTTGCCCGCGGGTGCCACGGCTACTGCCGTGCCTACCTCGACTTCCGGCATTTCGACCACTTCAGCATCTACGATTGTTTCATTCATTTTCGAGTCCTCCTACGACTCGGGGGTGGACAGAGAAGCCGCGACTTAGCTCGCGGTTTTCTCGTTTGTGGGGAACTGGAAGATCTCTGCGCTCGGCGCGTCGACGGCGTACAGGCCGATGCGCTCGCGCTGCTGCTGGAACGCCATGCCACGCGCGAACGCCTCGGCGATTGCCGCTTCGTGCTCGTCGAGCGAGACGGAGAAGTTGGTGCCGCTCGGTCGGCTCGGCCCCGACCGAGCGGCGTCGTTCCGCCATGAACGATTTGTGATCAAGCGCTGGGGGGCGCTCTTGATCGCGGCTATTCCGTTGGCCGCAAGTTGACCCGCCGCGCCATGTTGGTCGTGCGCGACGGGGATTGCGCGAGACAAGGTCAGACCTCGCACGATTTTGGGGAGCGCGTGGAAAAGGCTGTAGCCGATGCCGACGATCGCGAATGCCTCGATGGGGGTCATGCTGCCTGCCTTTCGTCGGATGGTGCGCGGAAGTGACCGAGGCTTGTGATCTGCCAGAGGGTCACCTTGGACGCGCGCTTCTTTCCTGGTTTGCGGACGGTGGCGGTCTTGCCGGTGTCGCGAATGAGCGACTGCTTGACAAGTTCGTTCGTGCGCGAGCGGACGGTCGAGGCTTCGAGTTGCGTCTCGCCTGCCAACTCACGGCGGCGGTTGACGGCCTTGCACATGTCGTCGTGCGTGAACGGCCCGAGCGTGTCGGCGATCGAGAGGATCATGCGCTGGATTGCGTCGCGGTCGACGGTGGCCGGCGCGGCGTGTGAAGTCTCGGGGTCGGTGGCGCGAGCGACCGGCTCGTCGAGAGCGTCGAAGAGTGATGGCGCGTCGTTCATCCGTCGACCTCCCCGAAGTGGAACGACTGCATCTGGTCGGTCAACCCTTGCGCCGCGTCGGTCAACTTCTCGTCGCGTGTGACCTTCACGGCGGGGAACAGATTGGTGACCTCGACCTCAAGGCGCGTGTATGAATCGAGAGCGGCCTCGGCTTCGTTCATGGCGCGGATCAGCCGATCCTGTTGAACCGCGAGCGCCTCGTCGTAGAAGTATTTGGCATCGGCCAGATTCGAGTCGGTGGCCTTGGCTGTGGCGACGATGGTCATAACCGACCCCCGCTCTCGCGTAGGCCGAACTTGCGAGTGGCAATCTGCGCCAGCGTGGTCGGCGGGTTGCATGTGTCACACAACGTCCGACCGTCAACCTCTGACACTTCGTTTGCTCCGACCTCTTCGCCGCACTCGTCGCAGTCGATGTAGTCGGGGGCATCGTCGAGGAACGGCATCGCAACGCCTTCGGGGAAGTTGCTCATGCTGCCTTCCCCTGTGCTGCGGCTTCGGCCTCGGCGGCTTGCTCGGCGGCGATCCACTCGCGGACGACACGCTGGCCCTGCTTGCCCGGTGTGCGATCGTGCCGCTCGCGGGAAAGCCGTGTGAACTCGGCGTGCTCGGTCTCGGTGAGCGAGACTGTCAACGTCCGTGTCCGTGTGATTGCTGATTCCGTGGTGTGCATGTTTTACATAGTACAGGATGCTCGGACGTTTGTCAAGTGTTTTTTCAACATAGTTTAGAAAACCCTGCAAAAGTTGCACATTCTGGGAATCGGGTTTACGCTGGTCACCCATGGAAGACGACCCGAGACAATGGATCGCGCACGTCTGCCGTACGGCGCGCGAAGAGTGCGGCGTAGGCCGCGCTGAGATCGCCACGCAAGTCGGCCGGCAGTCTGACGCCGTGCGCAACTTCGAAACCCAGCGCGGCAAGTGGTCGCCGATCACCGGCCAGATGGTCGCCGCCTACGCCGAGCTGACCGGCATCCCAGCATGGGAGCTATGGCAAATGGCTATCGATCGTTGGAAGGCGTCACAAGCCGAAGACCAGGACGACGATCAGGCTCATCTTCCTCCGGGTCGCCGTCCAAGTCCACCGCCAGCGCCACGAAGTAGTCGCGCCAAGGATCGCCAACAGGCAGGGTCGTGATGCGGTATCGCACCGTCGCGAGTACGTCTTCAATTGCCTCCCGCTGGCGACGCGGCACGGTTGACCTCCCCCGTGTGAGCACATTTGCGCGGCCGTCCGATTAGGAACCTATAGGTTCCGTTTTGTTACGCGCGGGTAGGTTGAAAAACGGTTGCGACGGGTGTACGGTGGCGGCATGAGGTACCTGGTTGCAGCGATCGCCGTTCTCGCACTCGCCCCGTCGTCGGCCGGCGCAGTCGAGTTAGTCAACCCCGACGGGTCTCGCGCGGAGCCTTACCAGACGTGGGCGAACTCGGCACGGGTGCCGCTGCCAGCCGGTCGCTTCGTTGTTCATCGCGACACGAGCATCTGCGGCTACGCCGTCGACCCATCGGGATGCGCGCATCCGGACGGTTGGATCGCAATTGCCCGTGACACGTATCCGATGGAACCCAGGCACACCTTCCTCCACGAGCTCGGGCACCACTTCATCTTTCAGGGGCCGGAGTGGAAGCGGGCTTGGTTCAAGACCGTCTTCCCAGACACGTACGGCGACGAGCGATTCGCCAACGTCTACGCCGAGTGCGCGGTGTCGCCATATCGCCCGCGACCAGCAACTAGCGCCTACAAAAGCCGCTCGTTCTATCGCCGTCTCTGCCGGATCATCGCGGCATAAAAAACGCCCCCGACCAGTCGGCCGAGGGCGTTCAATCAACGGGTACTGCGTGAGCGTTCAGAGTACCGCCTGCGACAGATGTCCACCGAGCAACAGCGCGAGCAGGCACCACGGCAGGGTCGACGGCATCCGAATCACCGTGCTCTGCGGTTTCGCTGCGGTTTTGCCGCGACGAACGTCCGAGGCGTAGGCGCGGCAGGCGTCCGAATGGTAGAGGGCGTTAGGACGCCGCCCCTCCATCGACTCGCCGCAGCCGCATGCGCATACTCGATCAGCGAACATCGCCCGTGATCTCGTCGTTGGGCGTGCCGACCTCGAGCTGCGTGGTGCGCGGCGTGAAGTAGGACACGATTGTCGTCAGCACGCCGACGATCGCAACCGCCACTTCTGCGGGGATCTCGACACCGAGCTTGAGCGCGCCCCACACGAGGATGGTCGTCAGCGCTGCGGTCAATCCGGTCGGGTGTTGGGTAGCCATACTGGCTCCTTTCAGTTCGGGTAGTCAGGCACGGCGATCCCGTGAACCTGCGAATAGGGGCGGAAGCGCCGGTAGACGCCGCCGCCGTTGGACTGCGAGCCGCCGCCGCCCTCGGGCGAGGTGTTGCCGCCGTAGGTGATGTAGCCACCGGCGACGCGCTTGGCGATCAGCTCAACGTGTACGCCTCGGGCGAAGAGAACGGCGACGTCGCCGGCGCGACCTTCGCGTGGCCCGCGCCAGAGCTTGAAGCCGTTGCGACCGGCCTTCGCGTCATCTTCGATGTTGGCGACCGACGCGACGCGGTGAGTGACGGCGACCCCCGCGTACGCCAGCGCGCGGCCGACGAACACGCCGCACCACGCGAGGCCCACGAGCCAAGCGCCGAAGAACTTTTGCCAGATCGTGATGTTGCCGCCGCGGTTGGAACCCGGCGGGCTCTCGACGGTGCCGACCTGCGCAGCCGCCCAGCGGCGAGCGATCGTTCGCGGGTCGCGCGATCGGGCAAGCGCCTGGCGCAGTCGCGCGAGCGTTCCGCGCTGACGGGCGAGCAGACGGCGAAGCCGAGGCGCGCGGCGCCCGGCCTTCGCGTGTGAGATCACGCGCGATCGAGTCTTGGCTACGCGAGACTCTTGATCGCTGACGCGACGCTTGAGGGATGGCATGTGGACCTCCGGTGGGGTTGATGGTGCGGGTCAGAACAGAAACTTGAGTACCGCCGAGACCGGCTTCACAGGGTCGCTCGGCAGTTGCGCCACACTCGACGGGACGAATCGCAGCGCCGTGATGTAGAGCCCGAGCGCAGGGAATCCGTACTTGCAGATCGTCTCCACCTTCGCCATGCGTTCACGCAGGTCACCGATCGGATCGCCCTGCGCCTCCTGCGCTCTTTGCTGCTTTGGGTTCACGCGACGGACTCCTTGCATAGACGCCCTCTTTCAGCGATACTGCGGTTTGTCATCGACGGCCCTTTCGTCGGTGGCTTGTGCCCGTCCTCGATGTTTCACGCATCGGGGGCGGGCCTTGACTACCGAACGCGGCGGGTGCGGCGTTCGGTGATTACTTGATCGAGCAAAGCGTCTGCGTCCTGTGATTCGCCGTCGACCGTGACCGTGGCGATCTTCGTGTTGCCGTCGTACTGCATCTCGTGTACGAGCAGCGGCACTCCGGTCGGATTGCCCTCTTCGTCTTCGACGAGAATCGTGTCGCCGTCCTTGATTTTGAAGGCTTGGTGCCAGTTGCCGGCGTAGTCGCGGACGTGCCCGCGGATCGTGATCTTGCCGGGGCGGCGGCGACGGTTGAGGCGCGCAAGCACCAGCTCGCCGTAGCGAATCGCGCCCTCTTCGCTGTCGGGGTCGGGAAGTTGGATCGGCTCCCAGTCGTCGATGCCGTGGCGGTTGGCGGGGATCGCGGGGTCGTCGTCCGCTAGGCGGGGCTCGTCGTCAGGCGTGATGATCGTCGAGCGCCCCGTGGAGACGTTCTGGTACGAGACGATTACCCCGTTGACGACCCGTTCGGTGGCCGGGCCGGCGTACCGCACGCGCACGCCCTTCTCGTCGAGTCGCACGCGCCAGACGACGGTCTCGGTGTCGAAGTCCTCGAACGTGAGGATGCGGCCAGGACGCACGGCGAGATTGCGGCCCTCGTACTTGTTGAGCCGCAGCCAGAAGTCGTAGGGGTCGATCAGTCCGAACTCGACGGCGTGCTCGACGATGTGTGTCGACGGCGTGAGGTTCGAGGCGTCGAGCAGCGGGGCGTAGAGGGCGGCGCTGTGGGCGATCATGTCGGAAGCGAGGAATCCGTCGCCCTGGTTGGTCAAGCCGTGGTCGCCGATCGTTGCGGCCTTGGTCAGGTAGCGCTTGGCCCCGTCGCTTGGAGTCGTGCCGGTCGTATTCGCGCAGAGGGCGGTCGCGATGAACGCTCGCGCGACGGATGCGGTAGCCGTTCGATCGGTGCTGTCGAGCGTCGCCGACTCGCGCTCGAACGTGCCGGTGCCGGTGGTCAGGTCTGCGACCACGTCGGCGAAGTCGAATCGCGCTGCTTCATAGCCGCCAGGAATGTTCACGTTTGCGCCCTTGTATTCGACGCTGACCGCCTTGGCGCCGGGTGGCGCGATGTAAACCAACTCAGCGATCGCAGAGCCGTCGACCGCGCTGCTCGGCAAGGTGAAGGTCAGCGCATCAGGGCCGACGTTCGCCCCTATCGCCTGCGTGTCAAAGGTCGACCGAAGTTTGCGCAGCTCTTCAAGAGCCTGCCAATGGGTCAGGTCTGCGTCGCGGTAGAGGAACGGCGACATCGGCCGATCTCGTGCGTGACTCATCCACGAGCCAGCCTGTACGCCGATCCGGTGCCGTTCCGCGTCGACGTCGTGCGCGAGCTGCGCGACGCGCGCCTCCCAGACAACCTCACCGGCGAGTGTCACATACCGCAGCGTGTCGTAGAGGCCGAGATCCGGCCAGTCGCCGGGTTTGCGGGCAAGCACGCATCCGCCCTGCGCGCATCCCTCCATGATCTTGTGACCGAACTTCATGTCCATCGGTCGGTCGCCGGCGTTGCGCGCGTCTGCGTCCCACCTGTAGGTTCGGCCTTCGGCGGTCTCGATCTCTGCGTGGAGTTCGAGCGGCGGCCTCATGTTGTGCCGATGGGGTTGCGGTAGCGGGGGCGGTAGCGGATCGACATCTCGTGCTCGTCGTCGACCACGTTGTCATCTGCCAGCACCAGGTCACGCCGGCGCAGCTTGGAGACGACCCGAGTGACGGCTGACTGGTCGCCCGCTGGGGGAATGAAGAGCCGCGAGCCACGTACGTTGTCGGGCTCGCCCAAGAATGTCCCGGTCGGGTCGTAGCGCTCGACGCGATCGTGCGAGATGATGGCCGACTGGTCGGCGAAACAAACCGCGCCCATCGGTTCGATCGCGTATCCAGCGAGGCCGTCATATTGACGGGTGCCGGCCGACGCACCAGATTGCTCGTCATAGACGCCGACCGACCCGGATGCGAGTCCGCCGCCCGATGCGAAGACAGAGTTGCGGAAGTCTAGGTCGGCGTACTCTGGCGGGAGCAGGTCACCAGCGGAGTCGTACACGTTGACGAAGTATTCGCCGGTTTCGTAGACCTCGATCTCGATGCGCAGCGCATCCCCATAGTGCGTCACGGTGAGCGCGCTGGCCGCGGAGGTTACATTCGACCAAGATCCGGCGAGCTTGCGGCGGATTTTCAGCCTCCGCACACCCGCCGCGTTTTCAATCCCGACGACGGCGAAGTTTGAAATGTCGCTGTACCGAAATATCGCCCCTCGGAAGAAGTCGGTGTTGGTCGTGTAGGGCAACAACGTGAGCGCAACGAACGTGTTAACGATTGCGGGGCCGGAGGTCAACGCGCGCCCGGCACCTGCCGAGTCCGACGTTGCCGCGCGTTGCACCCGATCATTCGTCGTGTCGATCGTGAAGTCATCGGTATCGCCTGCCCCCACGTATGCGGAACCGACGTCCGGCGACTTGCCGGTCGCGTTACCAGCCGACTGCGTGTAGCCGTCCTCAACGGCAACTGCGATGGTGGTTGGGGCGACCCTCGGTGAGCGGATGCGGATCAGTCGCTCCGCTGGCATCACCTCGGCATAGTCCATCTCGACGGCTTCGGTTCCGGTCGTGGTGCGAACCTGGAAGATCGCCTCCCATCGCTGCGTTCCGGCTGACGCCTCTTCGATCGTGACGGTTCCGAAGTCCACCTGGACCCAGTCATAACCGAGCGCTACGCCCGGTTGATCAATCCAATCGCCATACGTGAACTTGCCGTCGCCCACGCGCCATGCCATGCGCCATTGGACGTCGCTTCCGTCAACAGCGTAAACCCGCGCTGCTACTCGCTTGGTTCCGACGTGGTCTGCACCGGAGGTTCCGCAGATCGTTTGGACTGACGTACTCGCGGTGAGCGCCGCCACATTCGCCGAGTATTTTCCTGCCGCGCCGCTTCCAGAAGACGTCCCGCTGAACCCGGTCACGGAAAGCCCGGACGCAAGATTGAGGATCACGCTCGATGGTGAGTCCGGGTCGTATCCGTACTGCTCGACCCCGACCTCGCAATAGCGACGAGCCACGCTCTCGACTTCGGTGACCGTCATCTCCCCTTCGGCATCCACGTCGCCGGGCACGTCCTCGAGCTCGGCCTCAAGAATTGGATCGGTGCCGCTGACCACGACGGGCGTCGACCAGTCGCCGTAGAAGAACGGTCGGCAGATCATCGTCACGACCACGATCGGCGACTTGTGATACCAGCCGACGTCCGCCCCCGACATCTCCTGCGGCACCTCGGCGATCTCGCCCTCGAGCAGAAAGAAGTACGACCGCTCCGACGCACCCTCGGGTCGCCACGCGCACTCAAGCCCCTCCGACCCGCGCTTAGCCGCGTCGTCGATCTTCTGCTGCAAGCGGTGGAGTTGATCGAGGGCCGCGTCCATCGAGGCACCGTCGTCGATGCGCAGGCGTAGCGCCATGTTCATGGTGTCGGCCTTCGCCACACCCAGCGGCACGGCCCCGTCAGAATCCTCCGCGGAGACCAGGTCGATGCGCTTGCGGGCAGGTCGGTAGTCGAGCCCCGCGAACATATACGGACCCCAAGTCACGTCGATCGGGTTCTCGTCGTTGACTCCGAAGATGAACTCAAGTGGTCGGTCGCTCATCGTCTCTCCTTACGGCAGCGCGATCGTGCCGTCGCCCGCGGTCAAGCGGCGCCCGCCGACCCCGACGTTGCCAATTCGTTCGTTCACCGCGTCGGCCAGCGCGTCGATCGCGCCCGCCGTGCCCGACTGGTTGAGCGCGTCGATCGCGTTGACCAGTCGATCGAGTCCTGGGATCGAAGGCGCTCCGGCGCCCGCGCCCTGCACGCTGGCCGCCGCCTGGATGCTTGGCCCGATCGTGCTGACGTTGTCGTAGAGGCCGGTCAGCTCGGTGTCGATGCCGGCCTGCAAGCCGCTGATGATTGCGCGGCCCTCGGGAACCAGCAGCTTGCGGTCGTAGTCGATCGGCCCCTTGAGGCTCTTGATCTTGTTGGCGACCTTGCCGACGGTGTCATAGACCTTCGAGAGCAGCGAGTTGATGCCGTCGAGAAAGCCCTGAATCACAGCCTTGCCCGCGCCGGTGAGCAGGTTGTCGAGATTCCCAAGCGCCGACTTGAGCTTGCCGGGAATCTTCCCTACAGCATCGACAGCATCATCGATCCGATTTGAGATAGCGGACTTGAAGTCGTCGAACGCCGAGCGCGCTTTGCCAACAACCGCACTCGCCAGAGACGAGAGCGCGGACGCGGCTCGACCCGGCAGTCCTCGGATGAAGCCGACCACGTCGTTGATCCGATCCGAGACGAACGTCTTGACGGTGTTCCACGCCGAAGACGTCTTCGTCTTGACGGTGTTCCATCCGGTCGAGATCTGGTTGCCGATCCACGTCAGGGCGCTCGACACAGCGGACTTGATGTCCTCCCAGCGATCCGAGAGGAACGTCTTGATCGAGTTCCAGACCGATTCGGTCTTGGCCTTGATGTCGTCCCAGTTCTTGTAGATCAGCGCCGCGAGCGTGCCCAGGGGGCCGCCGATGAGCGTTCCGATGATGTACGGCCAGTATTCGGAAAAGTAGCTTTTCAGGCGATCCCAATTGGCGATGATCAGGCCGACCGCGATGACCATCGCCGCGACGATCCACGCGACCGGCCCGAGCCCGATGATCCACGCGAGCGCCATCTGTGCGCCGGCCACCATCGCCGCGACCCCAATGCCGGCGATCAGCAGCGCCAGACCGATCAGAATCGGCTCGACGATCGGCCAGTTGTCGAGCAGGAACTTGAGTCCCTTATTGACGCCGTCGAAGATTCCGGTGGCGACGGGTTCGAGCTTCACCTTCAGCCGGTTCTTGAACTCCTGCCAGTTCTCCGAGAGGTCTTTGGTTTCGTCGGACGCTTTGCTGATCGAGCCGTCGCCGTTGCGAAAAACTTTGATCATGTCGTCAAGTTCGAACCGGCCCTGGCTGATGGCTTCGGCCATGTCCGCGCCAGCGCGTTTGCCGAACACCTCCATCGCGAGACCCGTCCGCTCGGCGGCCGGGATTCCCTTGTCCGAGAGAACCGCGAAGATTTCGCGCAGCTTTCCGGCGGGTGTCTCGGCGTTCACGCCAAGCTTTTCGAGTTTGTCGGCGAGCTTGTCGGTTGGCGAGTTCAGGTTCGCCAGAGCCATCTTCAAGCCCGGCACCATCGTCTGGGTGTTGACGCCCGCCTTTTCGAAGACGCCGAACATCGCCGCCGATTCCTCAAGACTGAATCCAAGCTGGCGCAGCGGCGATCCGAACTTCTGCACGCTGCTCGCCAGATCCGAGACCGAGATCCCGGTGTCCTGGCTGATCGCAAAGAAGCCGTCAAGCGTGTCGGCCATCTTGCCGGTCGGCACCTCCCAGTCGACGAACGCCTTGGATACCGATTCGATGTTGCCCGACAGATCGGTTCCGGTCAGCCGCGAAAGTTCGACCATTTGACCGGCGATCTCTTGCAGCACCGGCCCCGTCAACCCGAGCCGCTGATTGAGTTCGCCGACGGCAGTCGCAACAGTGTCGGCATCGGCCGGCACCGAAGCGAACACCGCGCGGAAGTCGTCTTTCAAGCCTTCAAGCTCGTCGCCAGTCGCCCCGGTGGCTACGACGATCTTGTCGTAGGCCGAGTCGAATTCCTCGCCCAGCTTGTAGAGCGCGGCACCCGCGACCGCTACACCTGCGACGACGGCGGCCCCGGCGACGACCATCCCCGCCTTGAAGTTGCCGCCCATGACCTGCGAGAGCTTCGTGCCGAGCGCAGAGAAAATGCCGTTGGTCTGTGTGTCCATCGCGGAGAGCGCGGCTTGGAGCGGCCCAGCATCTGCGTCGAGTTCAAGGATCGCCTTGCCGAGCGATTCCGCCATGTCACACCTCCTTTACCGGGATACCGAGCGCCGCGAGATCGCTGCGCGTTGCCTTCTTTGCCTTCTGTCTTGCGCCGGATTTGCGCTTGAGTTCGCCGACGTACCGCCGCCGGTCTTGAGGTTTCATCTGACCGCTGTTGCCCGCGGTCGTGGCTTCGACCGATCGGAGCTGCTGCATCGCTTCGATGCGCGGCATCGCTGCCATGTAGGCGCGAAGCTTGACCATCGGGAGGCGAAACCACGCGGCAGGGTCGCCGCCGTAGAACGCTTGTAGCTGCGCTACCGCGAGGCCGATGTCTTGCGCTTGCTCTTGCCCCGGCTCGCCTCCACCGACTTCAACAGATCGGGGGAGGCCAGCAAAAAAGCCTCAAGGATCTTCACCTTCGCTCCGTCAGAGAGTTCGTCGAAGGCTTGATCCTCAAGGCTTGGAAGCATGAACCGAACGAGCCGAGATATCGCGTGAGCGAGCTTCTTGGCTTCGGCCGGCGTGATGTCGTTCGCTCGCTTCTTGTCGTCGAGCGTCTTGATGATGTCGCCGTAGCGGGCGATCTCTGCCTGCTGATCGAGATCAAGGTCTTCGACTTCGACTATCGGATAGAGCTTGCCGTCCGGCTCGCCCGACCAGCGCAGCAGTATGTCCTTGCGCTGCGCGGCGAGTGTTGAGAGTTCGAGGATCGGTGCGTCAGTTGTCATCGTGTGACTCTGCCTTTCGGGGCTGTGTCTGAATCGTGATTCCCGCGTCACGGCAGAAAGCTTCGAGTTCTTCGGCCTTCTGCATCAGCTCGCGGGCTTTCTGGCGCGAGGCGGCGGCCGAGCGCTTGTGCACCCGTGCCGCCGCTCGCAATTCGTCCGCCGCCTGTGCAACTGCTGTGGCGTCGGTCATGGGGCTAGGACGCGGCTGCGGTCTGCTGCGTCAGGCGGTACGGGTTGCCGTCGCCTGCCACGTCGAGCGCGGTGAACGTCAGCTCGAGTCCTGCCGGCTCGCCCTTGTTGAACACCGGCTCCGGCTCGCCGCTCTGGTAGCACGAGTCGACCTCGAACTGACAGGCGAGCGAGTCGTTGACGCTTGAGATGCCGCGCGCCAAAAGCGCGAAGTTCGCCACTTGCAGACCGCGGCGGAGCGGGATCTTCTTGGTGCCGGGCACGCCCGAGCTCGCGGCCACGGTCGTGATCGCGGCGTCGTCGAGCACCTTGGCGACCTGCTCGGGGGTCAGGTCGACCAGCGTGAAGCTGATCTCCAAACCCTCTTCGGTGCGGAACGCCTTGCGGGGCACCGTGTCTCCGGCCGGGGTGAACGTCTCGATGCTCTGCGGGAGCGAGACGGTCACGCCGTCGTCGCTGTAGTTCTTATCGCCCGAGGTTCCGAGCTTCGTCCAGCTTCCGCCAGGCGACTCGTCGACGTCGGGGAACGCGGTTCCCACGGCGGCGAGGTAGACGGTCAGCGGAGCCGCGACGATTTCGTATGGGGCTGCCATGTCCTATTTCTCCTTCTTGGTCTGCCCCGCGCTGCTCGCCGTGGGCTTGGTTTGCTTGGCTTCGGGCTCCGCGACCTGCGAAACCGGAATCTCTGGGTCAGCCAGCAGGCGCTTGCCGACCGCGTCCGGCACGTCTGCCGTCCTGCCGCCGCCGATCTTGATGTCCTCAACGATCAGCGTGTGATGCGCGTCGGCCTCGTACTTGACTTTCATCACGCCTCCTTTAGGCTGTGTGTGTGCTGCTTGATCGCTCCGAAGAGCCGATTCACGACTGCGTCGATCCGAACTGCCCGCACAGGCACCTGCCTGCGGCTGATCACTTTCGGATTCACAACCCGCTGTGCGCCGAAGCGTTCATCGGGAGCGACGGGTCGGAAGTTCTGTGTTCGCTGCATCGCGGCCATGCAGGGCCGCACCGCGGACTGACTACACCGCCGAGAGTTCCCCGACCAACACCTGCCAACTAGAGAAGGTGAACGGCCAGTCGGTGTCGGGGTCGCGCAGCGGGATTGCGCCGCCGGACGAACGCGCCCAGTGCAGGACGCAGTCGCCGTAGACCGTTCGGCGCAACTGCTTCATGGCCGGGTGAACCGCAAGGTGCAGATCCTCGGCAAGGAACGGTGTCGCCGCGTAGCAGAGGACGTCGACGCGAATGTCGCCGTACTCCTGGAATCCCTGCCCGATCACGTCGAGGCCGCCGGCTCGCTTGACGACGATCGACGCTTCGGGCATCGAGTCGCATTCGTCTTCGGGCAACTCGCTGCCGAACACGCGCTCGCCGACCTCTTCGGCAACGGTCGTGTCGGCCTTCAAGTGCTCAACGAGCGCGAGGATCGGTGACGGTGCTGTGCTCATGTTCCCAAGTTCTTCCTGATCTGCTCGGCGAGATTCGGGTAGTGCTTGTCGGCCTGGGGTCGCAGGAAGCCGTAGCCCTCAAGCAGCTCGACGTAGAGCGCGTATTCGACGGAGAACGATCCCCACTCGCCGACCATGCGGGTGCCGACGGTCTCGGCAGGCTTGGATCGGATCGAGCCTTCGAGCACGCCGGTGCGGTTCTCAAAGGCGTGTTCGGTCTTGGCGTCGATCACGCACTTGGCGAGGATCTGATCGATCCCGAGCGCCGTTGCCTTGCCGACTTCCGAGAAAACCTTGTCGCCCTCCCATTGCACCTTGCTGGCCATCAGACCGCCTCGATCAGTAGCTCCATGTGGTCGGATCGCCGGGCGACGGATTCGATCCGCATCGGCCCCGCGTAAAGCTCGGTGCCCTGCCGGTCGGTGACGGACGCGATCCGGTCGAGCGTTGTGACGTCGGTGTCCAGCGGCACGATCATCCGGCGGTCGTTGACCGCGACGGTCTTCTCGCCGTCGGTCGCCTCGCGGCCGGAGGTCTGCCAGATGAAGCAGGGAAGGTCGTCGATGTGAGGCCGCCAGTCCGGCGTGCCCTTGCCGCCGAAGGGGTCGCGGTTGGTCTGCATCTGGCGCTCGACGGTGGCCCGTTGGCGCATCCGCTGGCGCGCGCTCATACGATCAGGTTCCCCCGGCGCGGCGCGAGCGTTGCGATCAGCTTCTCGCGTTCGGTGCGGTAGTCGAGGGACTGCGATGACGTGTCTCCGACCCGCGTACTGCCGGTGGCGTCGTACTCGATCGAGAGCAGGCAGACCTTGATCGTCACTTCGTCTCGCTCGTCCTGATCGTCGATGGGCGTGTACGTGACGACAACCTTCGGCGCCCAGTAGTCGGCGCGGTTGGTGCCAGACGCAAGGCGCTCGATCGTGCGGCCTCCGTTGCGAATGTCGTAGTCGCCGGAGACGAGGGTCTGCGTGGTCGTGCCACGCGGGTAGTCGGTGTGCTCGACGATCGTCACAGCCTGAGCAGTGTCGATCGGGCGAGCAATGTCCAAGATCCTCGACCCCCCGCGAAGCTCCACCGAACCGGACGCGATCGTGCCAAAGCGCTGGGCGATCTCGCCCTGCACGTCGTCAATGAGCGCGGTCATCTCGGTGTCGGTCAGATCGGTCTCTGACCTCTCGCGGAGTCGGTCGAGGATTGCCATCGGCTACTTGGACTTGGCCGGTGTGCGCGGCTTTTTCTTGGCCGGTGTGCGCGGCTTGGGCGCGGGCTTGGCAGGTGCCTCTTCCTTGGCCGGCTCTGCCGCGGGCTGTTCCGCCGGGTCGATCAGCTTGCCGTCGGCGTCGATCAGTCCGACCTCGCGTGCGCGGTCGTACGTGATCGTGGCACCTTCGGCGCCCAGCAGGAACGCTGCGGACTTGTCGCCCACCTCGACGATCTGGCCGTCCGCGTCGAGGTAGAGCCGACGCGGCAGGCGCACCTTGCCGTTCTTGACGGGGTCCGGCCCCTGGATGATCTCGAGTCCCATGATCAGATCCTCGCTGCGGCCATCGTCAAGCCGGTGATGTTCGAGAACGTCACCGCGATCTTGCCGTCCGCGTTGTTGTAGATTTCCCGGGGGAACGGGCCGATGTGCTTGTCGCCGGTTGTCGCCGGGACCGTGACCGTCAGGTCGCCGACCGCCAGACCATCCACCGTGTTCGGGGTGGCGATCGTGACGGTGCAATCCGTTGCGCCGGACTTCTTGATGTGGAGGATCGTCTTGCCGTCGTTGGGCACCAAGTAGGTGTCCGAGACGGAGAGCGATCCGGTGTCGGTCAGGTCGATGCCCGTACGGGTGATCTCCTGAACTGTGACTGCTACGTCTGCCATGTGGCCTCCTTAGGTCACAAGGACACGAGTGTCCGCTGGGGTTGACTGGATTGCCGACGTGGTGATCGCGTTGAGCGCGACACCGGGCGGCAGGTCGAACGTCGCCTCGCCGGAAGTGGCGGCGACGTGGTAGCTGGTAGCCACCACTGCCGCCGCGCCGATCTCGACGTAGATCGCGTTCGGGCCGAGGTTCTTGAGCTTGACCGTCCGATGCTGATCGGGGTCGGCTGCGACTACCTCGGTGGTCGACGTGTTGACCGCGACGGCAGCCATATCACGTCTCGTAGAAGTCCACGATCACGGGCGAGCCGTCGAGCGTGGAGCTGAGGGTGATGACGTTCTTCTCAACCTCGTCCGAGTCGACGACGACCGTCGGGTGCGTTGACTCGCGAACGCCGTTGAACGTGACCCGGACGACCGTGTCACGCGAGATCGGAGCGTCGAGCCCGAGCTTTGCGCCCGTGCCCACCGCCGTGGTCGCGCCGGTGCCGTCGTGCGCCGGGATCGTGATGCTGGTCACGGTCTTGAACGCCTTGACGCCGGTCACGGTTCCGGTCGTGTTCACCGTGAACGCCGGAAGCGTCTCAGTGATGACCTGGTCGTGAATGTTCGTGCCGACCACTACGACGGAGATCGCCTTCACGTCGCCCGCCGTGCCGCCGGCCGTGGCCGTCAGACACCGAGGAACGTCCGGGTTGGTGATGCCAGTCGTGATGACCTGCTGCGCTCCGTTGTCGGTGACCGCTGCCTTGACGGCGGTGGTCGCGCCAACGGCCGGCGAGCCGATCGCCAACTGCCTGATGCGACGCTGTGCGCCTTCGATGATTCCCATCGTGCTGTTCTCCTTTGCTTGGGGTCAGGGGCCAGCCGTAAGGCCAGCCCCCTCCCTCATGCTTCGTGGCTTAGAAGCCAGTGACGTTGCAGATCAAAGACCTGTAACTGTGCAGAACGCGGCCGGGCGGTACACGACGAACGCGCAGCGGATGTCCGCGCGGATCGCCTGCTTGCCCTTGATGAAGTAGTCCGAGTGCGAGTCGGTCACCTTCATCTCGATGCCGCGGCGGATGGAGAGTTCGCTGAACTGCGCGAAGTCGCCGACCAGCGCGGTGTTCTCCGTGATGGCGTCGGACAGGGTCACCGAGATACCCCAGATGCGGGCCGGGCCTGCGTCCGAGGGGCTACCCCAGATGTAGACGCCGTCAGCGGTGCGCAGCAGGCGAACCGGCTGCCAGTCGTTCGGGTGGAACACGGCGGCACCGGGCGTTGCGCGTCCGGTGACGAGCACCTTGTCCATCGCCTTGTAGACGGCGTCCGGCGTCGGGTCGGAACCCTTGGCCTGCGTCTGCGTGCCCGAGACGTCGAGGAATCCCGAGAGGTTCGGGCTCGTGCCGTCACCGACGAGGATCTGGCCGTCGAGGCGCTGCTGCACCATGAACGGCAGGCGGCGGCTGATGTAGCTGTTCGCCTGTCCCACGTCCTCGAGCTGCTCGTCCGTCACCGGGAGCCAGACACCGATCTTCTCGACCGGCGACGTGCGCTCGGTGAGTGCCAGCGCGGCCTCTCCGTACGTGCCGGCCTCCGCGACCTCTGCGGCGTTGTTCGTGAAGGTGGTCTCCTCCATGTACTTGACGGCCGACTGGTTGGTCGTGGTGGTCGGGATCAGGTCAGTGACCTGGATCGGACGAGTCGCGTAGTCCACGACGCGGCCGGTGCGGGTGACCTCCGAGTCCCAGCCTGCGCCGGTCTCGAACAGCGTCTTCTGCATGGCCTTGATATCCATGTCGATCTCGATCGACTCGCCGCCCATGCGGAGCGCCTTCTTGCCCGAGGTCTCCCAGATCATCTCTCCGAGGGACTTGACGGGGGCGTCCGCGGTGCGAGCCTTCGCGCCCGGCGTGACGTGGCCGGGGTGACCCTCGACCTCCGACAGCGACTCGGCCGCACGCTGCGCGCGCTTGACCTCGGCGTCGGCCGCCTCGAACGGTTCGAGCTGCTTGCACAGGTCGTCGATTTCATCGTTGAGCGCCTTGAACTCAGCCACGCGGCC